CATTCATGGCTTTTATTTCTTGAAAAGCTTTATACTCTCCATCATCCATGCCTACTGTATCATTCAGTAACGAATAAGCGTGTGCATGATTAGCCTCACTTGTAGCTATGGCTGATAACATCATTCGTATTTCTGGTGGTTTAAATTTAGTGATATAATTATCAAGATACGCTTGAGCAATGTCAACATCACCTTGCGTAAAGAATTTAAGTATTTGTGAAATTAAATTTTTCTCAACTTCTGTCAATCTTTCATTCCAATCTCTAACATCTTCTGCAAGAGATACTTCACTAGGAAGCCAATGCATTTTTTGTTGTTCATCATAAGCTTCAAAAGCCCAAGGGTATTGGAATGGTTTATAATAATTTCTTTCTTTTAATAAACTCATACTAGCCACCCCCACCAGTCGAATAATTCTAATGCTTCTATTACTACCAGTATTCCTAATTCTACTGCTAGGATTGTATGATACACAGTCCACAAAACAGACTGAGATTTTCCATCTATGGATTTATATTTTTTTCTATCATAAGTTTTCTTAGATAGTTTTTTTCTTTGCCTATACTTAGGAGTCATCACTTCCTTTGCATAGGGGTTTCTCTTTTTTGTCTTTACCATAATTTCCTTTCTTTATGCTTGACAAGCTAGACATTCTTCCTCTGAGTCAGGTCTAACTATTCGTTCTATTTTTTTAGATAAAATTTCAGCCCTTTTAATGGCTTCAGACCTACAATAATACATTGTCTTCAAACCTTTTTTCCATGCAGATAAATGTAATAAATGTAGTTCTTTTATATTAACATCTGCTGGGACAAATATGTTTAAACTTTGTGACTGACATATATACTCTTGTCTGTCTGAAGCTAAATCAATAATCCATCTTTGGTCTATCTCAATAGCTGTAGCAAAAACATCTTTTTCCCAATCTGATAAACTATCTAAATGATAAACAGAACCTCTATTGGCAACAATGCTTTTCCAAACATCTATATTATCTATTCCTTTTTCTTGTAATAGTTTTTTTAAATATTTGTTTTGCATAAAATGTGTTCCACTCATTGTCTTTTGAGTAAAAGCATTTGCTCTTAAAGGTTCAATGGAAGGACTAGTCCCCCCACAAATAATACTGCTACTAGCGTTAGGTGCAATAGCTAAAAGATGTGCAAATCTTAATCCTGTTCCTTTCATATCAGGAGCTTCACCTCTCTCTATTCCTAACTCTTTTGAAGTGAATAAAGACTGTTCTTTTATATGTGAGAATATTTCTTTATTTTGTGATTTAGCTAATGCACTAGCAAAAGGAATATTCTTACTTTGTAAATAAGAATGAAAACCCATTGCACCTAATCCAATACTACGTTCTTGTCTTGCTGAATGCTTTGCAAATTTTAATTCATCTGGTGCGTTTGTAATAAAACTTTCTAAAACATTATCTAAAAATCTAATAACGTCTGGAATAAATTTATTATCATTCTTCCACTCATCATACTTTTCTATATTTAAACTAGACAAACAACAAACAGCAGTACGCTCCTCGTTTGTAGGTAAAGTAATTTCAGAACATAAATTTGAATGGTTTACTTTTAATCCAAGTCTCTTTTGACTGCTCGGCAAATACTTTTGAATCGTATCAATAAAGCATAGATAAGGTTCACCAGTGGTAACTCTAGTCTCCAAAATTTTTTGCCATAATTTCTTAGCTGAAATGGTTCGTACAACTTTCCTAGTATGAGGGTCAATAAGTTCCCAATCGTCATTGGCACTAGGATTATCAGTACACTTATCAATAATAGACATAAACTTATCAGAAACATTAACCCCATGATGAAGGTTGAGACACTTTCTATGAATATCTCCACCACTAGGTTTACGTATTTCCAGAAACTCCATAATTTCTGGGTGTGATATATCTTGGTAAGCAGCATAACTTCCTCTCCTTGTTTTTCCTTGAGAAAATGCTAACATTTCACTATCAACAACGTGCATAAATGGTATAGAACCAGTAGATATTGAACCACCTGAAGTTTCAGTTCCATCACTTCTAATGTTTCCCCAATAGCCACCAATACCACCACCCACAGTTGCCAACCAAGCATTCTCTGTATAATGTTTTGTTAATCCTTCTCTACTATCTGGTACATAATTCAGAAAGCATGAGATAGGCATTCCTCTTTTCGTTCCACCATTAGTTAATATAGGTGTTGCATACATGAACCACAAGTTAGACACATATTTATAAATACGATTTGACATTTCCTCATCATCAGAAAATTCTTTAGCCACTCTCATAAAAGATTCTTGAGGGCTTTTTTCTTTTTCTGTTAGGTATCTGTCTTTTAATATTCTGAGTCCAGCTTCTGTTAGTAAAGAGTCCTTACTATAGTCCATGTATTATTTTCCTTCCTCTTTTTCTTTATTAATTTTATCTATGTATTCTTTTGTTTCTCTACCTCTACGAACACCTTCCTCTTCCTCTTTTTGTTTTAAATTAAATTCTAATTGCTCTTTATTTTTTTTCTCACACTCACCAGCAATTGCCATATAAGCAGAAGCGTCTATATAAGTATCATCAGTCCTGTCACCAAGTTTAGTTCTAGCAATTTTTAATAAAGTCATCATAATTGCTACGTCATGTGCTGTTACTCTCATTCCTAAATACATAGTCCAGAAATTAGCAATGTTCCAATGGTTAGAAACTTTATCACCATACTCTTTTGCTCGTTCACCACTAACTAACTCTATAGCTTTTGTTAAATAATCTTTTGTAGTTTTTATACCTTCCATAAATTTACCTCTCCAGTTTGTTTATTATAATCTCCATGTCTTAAAATTCTAGCAACTTGGGCCTGTTGTAATGCGTCTTCTTTTGTTAACCCATTCTTTTTATATGTATCAACAACTAAATCCCACATTTTATTTACCGATTGTCTTCTGTTTTTAAGAATCTTTTTAGCAGTGACTATACCAACAGAAGGACAACCATAGTAGCCATCTGTGCTGTCACCAGTCAGTGTTTGTATTAAATGCCACCAATCACATTCCTTCTTTTTTCTTAGAACAACAGTCTTTCCATCTTGTGAAAGATAAGAAGGTATTTGTTTAAAGTCTTTATCCAAAGAACATATAATTCTTTGCTCATCAGTTGGCTTAGTGGCTAGTATGCCAATAACATCATCAGCTTCAAGAGTAGGAATAACTATAGCTTTATATTGTTTCCTTAAATGTTCTCGTAATGCTCCTAATACTAAAGGTTTACGTCTTTGTTTACGATTATCCTTATAGCTAGGTAAGACATCTTTTCTAAAATTTTTAGAATCAGTCAATGCAATTATAATACTGTTGGTTTCTAAGTTTTCTTTCAATGTTTCTATTTCATTATGCAATAAACTTTTTGCATAATTTTCATCAGCGTGTAAAGTCCACAATCCATCTTCCCACTTGGTATCAACTTCAGCGAGGGTGGCTGCTTTATACGCTAGTATGTCTCCGTCTATTAACAGTCTTTTTTTTATCATAATTAATCCTCTAAGTTTTTTGTTGTGAAAGCTTCAGCTATAGGAATTAAAATAAGTTTGCTAGATTTATAGTCACCCCCCATAACATATTTATCTTTATATTTTTCTGCTAATTTTTTAATTCTTTCTATTGGAAAAATAAATGTACCATAATAATTTTTATCATCAGGTGAACAGAAATTTTGAATCCACCATTTTACATTCTTATTATCAGGGTGATAAATACCACTTGGCTTTCCAGAACATTCCACTTCAATACATAAATTATCTCTACGTGACCAAGTGTTGTAACGCTCAGTCTTTACTTCAGCAGAAGATTTACTCATATTTAAAATAGAATATATTTTATCTTGGTGATACTCACCAAAAGTTAAGTCAGGTTTAAAGTTATTCATTAGTGTGTTCCACTCCAATTGTTTGAGATTTTATATTCGCCAGTCAATGGCACTCGTAATTTGAAATGTTCGCCAGTCCTTTTAATACATTCGACAGCTAACTTTCCTACTTCTTCTGCTGTATCATTATCACATTCAACTTGTATCTCATCATGTACCCATAATAATTGTTGAACATTTTTAATGCTACTAACAGCT